GCCGCGTTGCTGGTGCCGGCATTGGTGACCGAAGCTGAGCTGCCAGCTACCCCTGTGGTGGTGCTGCCGACTAAGACGGTGGCGGCTGCCCCAGCTGCCCCAGTGCTGCACACCGGGCCCGTCGCCCCCGCAGTTCCAGCCGGTCCTGTGGCGCCCACCAGGCTGATGCCCGATCCCCAAGCACCTGATGACTTCGGCCCGTAGATCCGGCTGGCTGCCGTGTCGATGTAGGAGTCGCCGTTACTGCCGGTGCCTGCGGCTGGAGGGCCGCTACCGCTGAGCACGGTCTTGCCATCGGCACCAGCTGGCCCAACTGGCCCGGCTGGCCCGGTGGGGCCAGGAACTGTTGATGCAGCCCCAGCTGGTCCGGTGGGCCCGGCTGGCCCGGCATCACCTCGGGGAATCGTGAAGTTCAGGACTACTGCCGTGCTGGTGCCGGCGTTCGCAACCGATGCGTTGGTGCCTGCCAGCCCAGTGGTCGTGCTCCCCACAATGATGCTGGTAACCCCGCCGCTGCCGCCTCCGCTTCCGGTGGCCACCAGGGCTCCACCAACAATCGAAAGGCCACTGCCCAGCGGCAACGGATTAATTGCTCCGTTGGTGCCCAGCACGCACAGCTGGCCAGGAGAAGTGGAGAAGGCGCTGAGCGTCAGCCCTGCAAAAGTCGGGCTCGCGTCAGGCCCAAGCGCTTGCGGCAGAGTCGAAGTCCCCACGCCGCCAAACTGAAACGGGTTGCCATCATCGTACCCAGAGCTGTGCATCCCTGCACCTCTCCTCAATAGCCCCATGGCCGGCCGAAACGTGGCCCAGGCCTCCTCGCCCGTGATGGCATTGGGCTGGCCTTGTTCAGTGTTTACCCGCAGCAGATCGGCCCAGGCCTGGTTCTCGTCCTCCTGCGTCAGCTGGTACGTCGATGTGTTTCCAACTGCACGGTTGGAGAAGACCCTGGCCGCACGGATGGTGGCCCAGCGGTTGAACACCTCGGGGCAGTCATCCCAGGGCAGCAACGAAACGATGTCCGCTTCGATCGAGGCGATGTCCTCGGAGATCGAATAGGTGCGGGCCAGTGTGTCGTAGACCCGGCCGCCCCTGGCCTGGAAACGGTTGTTCCACTCCAGCCGGCTTGGCGCAAACTTCACCACGCTGGCTGGGATCAGCACCTCCCCTGAATCAGCGTCTCGGTAGAAGGCCACGGCCCGCTCGCGGTTCCAGGACCAGCCGCGGGTCTGCCCTTCCTTGTGGTACTCCAGCAGGGTGCGCTCGGCCTGGGCCGCCTCGCCAACCTGCTGAGTCTCCAGCGTGTTGATCGGTGCCTCGCCAATCACCGCAAGGCAAATGTTCACGGCCTCCAGCAGGCTGGTGCGTCCAGGCGTGACTGCTTGGTTAGCCAGGCCCATTGGACGCTGCAGGCGTGCAGACCAATCCTACCGACATGGGCAAAGAAAAAGCCCTGGGGGTCACCCAGGGCCAAGACCCAGCACCCGCTACAAGTTAGGGGGTGACGATCGACCCGGAGCACTCAGGGCTCAGTACGCCCATCCCCAGTGCCATGGAGGCAACGAGGAGCTGCGACTGGTAGACCACGTTGTAGTCGCCGCCAGAAGCGGTCATCTGCAACTTCGGCTGCCGGAGGTTAAGCACCCCCATGGCGTCCCGGTGGTAGATCAAGGCCTGGCACTTGCTCAGATCCTGGGCATACACCGAGTTGGCATTGTCTCCAGTGACCAGAGTGTAGGCCGACTGGTTCACGAAGTTGGACCAGTAGACGGGCACACCGTAGATGCGGCCGGCAAAGCCCTCACGCACGGTGCCGTTAGCTCCAGTACCTCCGTTGAAGTCTTGGTTGATGACTCGCGTGGAGGCGTAGAGATAGCCGGCAACGTCCGGGGTCACGACCACCTGCATGCCGTCAGTCGGGACATGCTTCTTCTGCTTGGCGATCACCATGTTGCGAATGGCGTCGTGCAGCTCATCACCTTTTTGCTGATCCGTCTTGGCTGCATAGCCAGCGGTCAGGGTGATCTTGTCGCCAGTGCGGCCAGCGTTGATGGTCTTTGCCAGGGGCTCCGTGGAGGTGCCGGATGCGGCAAATAGGACACGGGCAATCCGTGCCTCCCGCTCATCAGCCAAAGCCTGGCCAAGCTGGTGCATAATCTCCGCCCTGGTGGACGGGTATTCACGCAGCTCGTCCAAGTCATAGATGGTTTCACTGGCTTGCAGCAGACCATCCAGATACAGGATCCGGCTGTTGACATCGGACGGGGAGTTAACGGTGCCGTCGATTGGCGTGCCAGGCGTGTGGTATGCGGCACTCCGGCGGCCAGTGACGATGAACCGCATGGAGCGGCCACCTCGGATCGTCTGTTCCTTCACAGTCGAGGAAAAGATTTTCTTCTTGTCGTAGGCGGTGAGCAGTTCGTCACTGCCCAAATCGAGAAACAGGGCATCGACGGAGCCGGTGCCTTTGACCTGCCCTAATCTGGACAGCGCGAGAGCGTCTGCGGACATGATGGATAAAGCGGTGGAGAGTTCTTTGTTTGGAACCCAGCGCCTTCCGCCTACCAAGGGTTATCGCCCGCAGACGGCCCTGATGACTACAAGGGTGGAATGATCCACCTAAAAGCTACCACTTCCCTGCGCGTTTTGAGCGTTGGTGCTTGGCATCCACCTTCCGCTGGTACGACTCGTCCCTCGCATAAAGCTCGTTGCCGTTGTCGTCCGTGGCGTACCGCTCCTTCCGCCAGTCACTGCGGGTGTCGTACACGTCAGCTGGCTCGCTGGTCTGAGCACCGCCACCCAGGAAGTCTGGCTCCGGCTTGATCCCGGTGGCCCGTGCCTGCATGGCCCGCAACGCCCACTGCGCGGCCAGCACGTTGCCACTGTCCACGGCAGCCTGATAGTCGGTCTTCTCGGCATCGCTGAGATTCGTGGCAGCCCAGCGGGATAGCTGCTCGAACGCTGCATCACCGCCGACCGATTGGCGGAGCGCAGCCACGGCCTCGGGGTTGTCGTTCAGGCTCACGGCCTCAGCAGCAGCAGTCGGGGCCTGGGGCTTCACCCCAGCCAGGTACGTCTCCACCAGGGCCCTGGGCAGTCCGCCCTTCTCCACCAACGCATCGACATAGGGGGCCACGTCCTCGCCGGCCTCCAGCTTCGCGGCCATCTCGAACGGGTTGATCTCGGCTGCCTCGATGGCGGTCGCCACGGTTTCGCCATAGACCTCCACGCCCCGCTCCGGGGTGTAGGCCTCGGGTGTGGCAGCCGGCTCCTCGGGTGGTGCAACCTGCTCGGCCTTCTGGCCCAGCTTGCGCTCCAGCTCCTGGTACGCCTTGGCCAGCTGCTCGGGTGACTCGAACTTGCCCAGCAACTTCTCGCCCTTGGCGGCCTCCTCCTCCGGTGCTGGTGCCGGGGGGGCATCGGGGATTCCCAGATCGTTGAGGAACCGATCGAGGATTGCGGCCTGCCGTGGGCTGGCCGGATCCACCATCTGCTTCAGCTCATCTGGTGCTTCGATCTGCTCCAGCGTCTTGGCTTCTGGTGCCGAGGTTTCGGTGGTCATTGGGGTTGGGGTTCAGTGTTGGGTTGTGGGTTGGTCATCTGTTGCACCGCCATGGCGGCGTTGCCCAGCTTCTGGGGATCGCCCATGCCGGCCTGGATCAACTGCTGCTGCTGCTGCGCCTGGGCCGCGGCAGCCTGCTCCTCCTGAACTCGCTGGTCAGATTTCACCAGCAATGGGTTCACGCCCATGGCGGTGCAGAACTCACGGAGCCAGGCCGGTGCATCGACCAGCTGGCCAAACTGTTGCGGCAACGCCTGGCCGCCTTGCATGGCGAACGCTGCCAGCTTCTCGGCATCGGACTGCCGGCCCAGGGCGGCAAGACCCACGGAGATCACCGGCTCGATGTCCTTCAGCTCCGGCAGCCGGTTGGCCGTGGTCATCACCGACAAAATCCGCTTGATGTACGGGTACTGGAACTCGACGGTCAAGATGCTGTAGATGGAGCCCAGCATCTGCTCGATCTGCCGGATTTGCAGCTTCACCTCCTCGGCCGTGGTGCGTTCCGAGTCGCGGATGTCGGGCAGCAGGAAGATCCGGCCTAGCCGTTGCTCCAGCCTGGTCATGGCCTGGTACGCCACCCCCAGATCGCGTGTGTCGGCCGTGCTGATCGGGAAGAAATCCTCGGGCTGCGCGTCGATCACCGCACCGTTGGGGGCGCGGGCGAACACGTCCTTGCTGGTGATGGCGCTGCCCTTGCGGCCGATCAGCTGGCGGGCGGCCTGCATCGACCCCTCGGTGACGGCCTTGTTGAGCGCATCGTTGCTGAGCAGATCGGCCATGGCGCACCACTCGACATAGCCGGGGCCATAGCTGTCCCCGTCCATCCGGTACAAGCGAAGAGGAATCCAGGCGCTGGCATCGCTGCTGGTTTTCCCCTCTGATCCCGGCACCACGGCGTTGCCAATCTCCTGATACCAAGTGACCCGCTCGCCACTCCACTTGATGTGGGTGAAAACCTTGATCTGGCGAGAATCGCGGCGGGTGCTGTCCTTGTCGTCCTGCCATTTGCCGGCCTGCTGATCCACCTCGTCCAGCACATCCTTGAGCTTCTTGTCCAGGCTGGCGTACAGGTACGTCTCACAGGTCACCGCCTCGACAGGGGAGCCCATCGGGTCACGCAACAGGACGTGCTTGTTCAGGTGAAACACCTTCATCTGCTTGGGCCGGCGGTAGAGCAGCACCGCGCCGCCGACGATCAGGTGCATCAGGGCCTCAAACAGGGCCACCCGGTCGTTGCACGTCTCGATCTCCCTGGTGACCGCCCGTTCCAACGTGGCCAAGCCCTTCTCGATCTCCTGTTTCAGCGCTGACACATCCGCCTCGGTGGCGCCGCGCTGCACCAGATCGGCCTCCGCCATGGCTGACGCCAGCTCATCGCCGGTCAGCCGGAAGAAGCCCCCGGTGGGAGGCAGTAGGGCCAGCAGCAGCCTGGCCGCCAGGTTGTTGACCCCCTGGGCGCCGATGCCTGACCAGGGATGCGGTTGTTCCTCGGTCGTCTCCGGCAGGATCTCGTCACTGGGAGGGATCAGATACGGGAGCGTGAGTTTCGCGGAACGGCGGGCCCGACCCAGCCACGAATCCCGGTAGCCCCGCAGCTGGTTGTACCGCTGCTGGGCCTTACCCCGCTGCAGTCCCTGGCTTTCAGGAGAAACGACGATCTCGCCCGTTCCGCGTTCCATCAGCTGCCCACCCCGATGTTGATGCCGACGCCAGGCAGGCTGATGTCAGCACTGTTGATCTGCAGGCTGGCCTTGCCCTTCTTGCGTGGTGCAGCCGGTGCTGTGGTCTGCTCCTGGGCGGCGCCGGCCGTGCCCTGGGCAGTGGTGACGGCGTAGGGGTTGGCGTTGGTGACGGTCTTCGGCTCTGGCGGTGGGGCAGCCAGCTCCGCCTGTCGCTTGGCAGTTTCAGCAGCCATGGCATTGGCCTGCTCCTGCAGCTGCTGCACCAGGGCAGCGTTCTGTTGCTGAATCTGGGCTTGCGCCTGCTGTTGCTGTTGCATCTGGGCGCTGTAGTCAGCAGCGCTGGGCCCTTCCTGCACCACCTTGGGTGCCCGTGGTCGTCCTCCACACATGGTTCACGCTCCGAGGTTGAGTCCGCTGGTGGCGGTTGGTTGTAGATCGACCCGCAGGCCTTTCCGACCTGTTGGCCTGGACATGCCTGCCCTGTTGGAGGCAAGCACCGGGGCCTTGGCCGTCTTTTCAGGGGGAGGCGTGCCGATCAACGCAGCCAGTCGGGCCGCGGCGGCTGAAGTGTCATTGGCCTCTGCGGTGCGGCGTGCCACCAGGCCGGAGAGAACCTGCTGCTGCTGGAGGGCAGCGGCTTGGACCCCCTGCTGAGCAGCCAGGACAGCAGGCGACTGCGCCATCTGCATGGTCTGCATCTGCATGTCGGCCATCCGGTTGTAGGCCCCGTAATCGGGCTGGATGATCGTGGACCGTGGGGCTCCGCCACCGCACATCACCGCACCTCCTGGAACGGATCCTGGTCTTTGTGCCATGCCTGCAGCACCTGGAGGACACGCTGTTCCCCAATCGTTTGATGGATCCGCTCCGAGGGATAGGAAGCCATGCCAACAATGTCGGCAGGGAATGTTTCCTGCAGACGCTTGAGCAAGGCTTCGGAAACGAGTGGGGTAAGCACTGCAGGGCTGCAGTTATCGCTCTCAGATTACCGGAGGCTGCCAGAGGATTGGTTGCTGCCGGTCGTGGTCGTATTCACCGGGCCGCAGGATGCGAGCGCAACGGGCCTGCACCAGGGCCGCCTGAGGGGTCAGGCCTGCCTTTTGGTAGGCACCAACAACGGCTGCCCACATCTGCTGCTCGGTCTTGAGGCCAGCCAGCAGCTTCTCAGCACCCTTCTCCCCCACCCCAGGGCAGCCGGGGTAGTGGTCGGAGCGGTCGCCGATCAAGGCCTGGGAGAAAAAGGCCAGGTTGGCGTCATGCAGGGTCTGCTCAAGCAACGCACCACCCCTGTAGTGGTGCCCCGGAACAGTCAAGAGATCCTTATCAGTTGACACGATCACATCGCCGGGGCCGACCAGGATGCCCAGCACGTCGTCGGCTTCCACGTTGGCCAAGCGGGCGATCTCCCAGCCGCTGCTGAGGGCCAGCTGCTCGACGCTGGCCACCAGGGCGGGCCAGCCGGCCACCTTCGCCTCCTTCTTCCGGTTGGCCTTGTAAGCGGGGAAGATCCCAGCCCGGTAGGTGGTCCGATCACCCATGGCCAGGACGGGCTGGTGGCCGGGGTGCAGGGCCATCACCTCCACCACCGACTCCTGGAAATAGGCCAGGGCATCGCCATGACGGCACACCTTCTGCCAGTCACCCGGCTGCCACTCGATGTCGTACTCGGCGGACTTGGCGGCCGGGACCAGGAAGCCCTCGGTATCAATCAACAGTTTCATTGATCCTCTGAATTTTCTGTAGGGCTTCAATGGCGCCAGCGGCATGGAACGACGTGGACTCCCACGGCTGCGCGGCCTCCGCCTGGGCCTGGTAAGCGGTCAGAAGCTCAGTGATTGCTGATCGTCTGACGATGATGCTTTCGTCATAAGTGGCTTTTGGCATGCTCGAAGGTTTCGGGGATCCCAAATGGGGACAAGGAAGCGCTGGCTGCCGCGTTGGATTCGGACAGTGGCACAGTTGCGGCTGATGCACACAACGGTGCCGGCTGCCCAGTTGCCACGCCAGCGGACATAAACACGGTCGCCAGCCGACAGGTTTTCGCGGTGCCTGGTGAAGTCAGTCATCACCACGCCTTCCCCGGCGTGGCCGGATGCGGTGGGTTGCTCATGGCTGCACCTGGCATCGCTGCAGCTGCGGGGCCACATCGCGCTGGTGCAGGCGCTTCTGTGCCACATCGCGCATCGTGACGGCCTGGGCCAGCAGCACTGCTCCAAGCAGGCACATGACAGACAGGATGGTGGTAGCGGATCGGTAGGGTCGATCAGTCATGGGAGGCTTCAAGTAAGGGGGTGTCGGGTGATTGCTCGAACTGCATCTGGCTGCCATCGGCTGCGGTCCAGCGCTTCAACTCCTCTGGTGTTTGCCAGTGCCTATGTGATGGATCGCTGCTGCTGAGCAGCGACTGGGGCTGCCGGGGCAGCAGCTGCAGTTGCTCTGGTGTTGGCTGCAGAAACGGCGGCAGGTCGGCCTTGAACCCCCAGGAGCGGTTCGCCAGGCCTGCCTCAGCCCGATACAGCGGTGCCATCAGCTCGCGCCAGGGCGGCACGGTGCGGAACCCGTTGCCGGTGGCGGCCTGCACCCACTGCTCGCAGCACCAGAGAAACTGCCGGGGGGACACCTCGGGAAAGGCGTCGGTAAAACTGGCCAACTTCACCAGGGCCACCCCCTCATTCCACCGATCTGATTCCTTTAACCGGAGGTGGGAGAACAGGATCTCGCACCCCATGAAGAAGGCCTCGGGGTTCAACATGGCAGCCGGCTTCTGCGGTTTCGGTGTGGTGCCGATGCCAGCCAGATCAAGTCGATCCACGGTTCCCTCCTCCCTGCAGGATCGCCAGGGCCCCGGCCAGACCCTGGCTCTGCGGAGTGAAACCGCCTTGCCGTGGTGACTTGGCTAGCAAGTCCTTGCAGTAGTTGGGGTTGAGGGCCTGCCAACCGTGCTCAATGCCGGCATTGGCCAGCACGACTTGCTGCCAGTGGACGAGCTTCTTCACCCGTTCCACAGACATGGTGAAAGCCTTCTCGGTCCAGGCCGCAGACGCGCCGTGCTTGCTGCGCCGGCTGTTGTTCCACCACTCCAGCAGCAGCTGGCACACGTCCGGGGGGATCCCCAGGAGCTGGTCGGCCACCTGTTCAAGAGTGATGGGGTGGAATTTGGATGCCGCCGGCCTCGTCTGCCGTGGCTCCCTTGTGCGAACAACGGGATCAACCTTTGGCAGCTCGGGCTCGGCATGGCCGGTCCACTGCCTCAGATCGTTGTCCCACTTGTCGATTCGCTCCGTAGTTGTCCACTGGGCACCACAGTCCCGGCAGATTCGCTTCCGTTTCAGTGAATCCTCGCTTGAGTTCACCGTGCAGCGCTTGGTTGCTGTGGAGAAATTGCCAGTTGATTGGCACTTGGGGCAGCGCATCAGATCCTCCAGATCAACTTGAGGTATCGGGCCCATTGGCCAAGGGTCAGCACCACCACCCACCGGCCGCCGCGGAAACGGACGAGGGTGGCGCTGTGGTTCACGCCAAGGTTCTGGGCCTGCTGCTCGGCCTCAGCGGGCTTGGTGCGGGCGGCTGCAGCGGCATCGTTCCAGGAGGCAATCTGGATTGCGTGATCCGGCACCCCCTCGATGTCGCCCGTGTCGCCCCCGGCTGCTGTGGTGCGGCCGGCCCCCAGCTTCCGGCGTGCCGGCGGGTCAAGGCCCAGCAGATCAGTCAGCAGCTGAGCAGCACTGCGCTCAGCTGCATCACCTTTGATTTTTTGCGGGTTGGTCACGTCTCCTCCTTCTCCAAGAGGGAGAACAGGAAGGCGTGAACCACCTCGGCCGATGGGCCAGCCAGCTGCCGTGCCGCCTCCCGTGCTTCAGCCAGGGTTGGCGGTGGCGGTGGCGGTGGCGGGCTGTGGAGGTTGTCGGCGATGGCTTGCAGCTCTTGCCAGGAGCTGCCGCCGACGCCAACGGACTGGGCCTGCCTCATCGCCTCACGCAGGAAGGCGGCCATTCGCTTGCGATCGTTCAGGTAGCAGATGTCCTTAGGGAAATCAATCGCCCACAGGCCAGCTTCAACGGCTGATTTGGCTTCTGCTGAAAGCTCGGGATACTCAACGTGCTGCACAGGGCGCCTCCAGCTGGTACGCCTTCGCCATCAAGTCTTCGTAACGGTCATTTTCGGCCGTCTGTTGATCCTGCAGCTCCTCCATCAGCTGGCTTTTCGCTTCGTGGAAACTGTGAAACGTGGGCAATGATCGCTTGTGGCGCAGGACAGGTTGCAGCTTGCGGCCCTTGCTGTTGAACTCCTGGGATGGAGCCAAGTACACACTTTTTTCACTCTCTGCAACAACGCAAACCGAGAAAATCTCTGCTGTTGCTGCGTCAAAAGACCAGAGGGTTTTGGCGGGAGATTAATCAATACGCATTTGCATCATCCAAAGAGGGAACCTTGCCCAACACCTTTCTCCGCGCTGAGCATCCTGTTGGCGCGGGCAGGCGAGATAGACGCAGGCATGAACTTGGCCCGGAATCCGGTGCCTTCAATGACTTCCAGGGCAGCCCTGACAGACCTGGAGACGACCTTCACGTCACCCAAGGTCATTCGCAGGCCATCGTTTTCCTTTTCGCTGGCCTCCTCCATGATCTTTTCGTTGACGTACCAAGTGAACATTTGGGTTTTTCGGTCAGCCCTGTCCTGCCAGTTCCTGGTGCCGGCTCGGTCCCTTAGGGATTCGGTGGTTTCGTCCCAGAAGTTGTTGTTCCGTACTTGATGGGTCGCCGCGTAGGGCAGCTCGTTGGCTTTGGCCATTGATCCGATGTCCTTGTTGCTTTGGACCCTGGCGGCAATGACCTCCGCCCCCACCTGGTTGAGTGACAGCGGCTTGCGAGTGTCCCGCACTTGGGACACTCGGCTGCGGTCCACCTCCTCCAGGAACCAGCCGTCCATCCACACCGCGAAGGGTGCGCTGATCCAGCGGGCCAGGTCCACGGCGACCTGCGGATGAACCCAGGTGGTGCCGCCGCCGCCCGCACCGCCTGAGCGGGACTCGACAAGAGCGTGGCCGGAATTTCCGTCCACGCTTTCCAGGGCGTCCAAATAGTGCTGGCACCGATCCGATTCGCGGTAGTCCTTCCACCGCTTGCCGTTGGCCTTGCACATGGCCGTGGCGTTGACGTAGCCATCCGTCGTGCGGCGGCTGATCGGGGTGCCGTTCCAGGCGCGAGAAACGAGTTTCGCCATCAGAAGGGGACCTCCTCGCTACCGGCGAACAGATCGACCTTGGGCTCACTGGCCTGGAGGGTGCTGGCATCCACGCCAGCCTCGGGAGCCCCGAACACGTCGCTGCTGACGCTGCCAACGTTGTAGGGAACGTGGGTCAATACCCGCACAGCCAGCAGGTTCAGGCTGATCCCTTTCCCGCCGTCAATGTTGTCCCAGAGGTAGGGGCTGTAGGCGATGCGGCACACGCTGCCGTTGCCGATCGCCACGTTGATGGGCCAGGGATTGCCCCGGCTGTCCTGCACGATCGGAGCCGGCAGCTCCATGCCGCTGCGGGTCACGGTGTCGCGGGTGAAACTGATGCGGGTGAGGCCAGTGGGCTCCTCGGTGCCATCAAGACGGGTGATCACCTCCTTCTTCCACGGACGCCCGTTGGCCCCGTACTTGGCGTTGCCTCCGAAGCGCTCCATGAACGCCTTGTGCAGGCTGCCGATAAACGCCTTGGCATCGGGGTCGGTTTCGGGGTCGGCCTGCAACAGCACGATGCCGTACTGGAGCTTCTCGTTGGCCTTGCCCTGGTTGACGGTCTTGGGCTTGAGGACGTTGCAGAAAATCACCTCGCCAGGCGGGGTGATGAGTGACTCGGGTGCCATTCAGTCGGGTGAGTGTAGATACGCCCCATAGATGCAGTGATCTAGGGGCGTTCCTAGGAACTTACATAGGGGGCGCTAATGCGTCAAGGTGGATCAGCTGAAGGCGTAGGGGTTTGTTCCGATCTCTCCCACCGTCAGCTTCCCGACCATCGGGGGTTTTGGCAGCTCAACACCAGATCCAGACTGGATTTCCCGATGCACCCTGCCCAGCCAGTTGGGCTGATACAGGGCCGCCAGCTCCTGATGCAGCAGCCGGTGCAGCTGGCCGGCGTGAGACGGGATGGCGGCAAAGCAGTCGTGATTCGTCAGCACCTGGAAGCCCAGTTCCCCAGCCCTGCAGATGACCCGCATGCAATAGCTGGCATCGAAGCTGTGGGTCAGATTCGCCGTGATTCCCCGGCTGGTCACCCGTGCCGACAGCTCCCCCGGCGTGGCCCCCGTCGCTGCCCATCGCCGGCTGCCGCTGACCGCCGTTCGCACCGCTGCTCGTTCCTGCTGCTCAGCCCCCAGCTCCACCGGGAACCCGGTCGGCGTTGTCCACCGCACTGGCTTCTGGGTCTGCACCACCAGGCGGCCAACCACCCGCAGCCAGGCCTGTACATTCAGGCAGCTGGCTAGTTCCTCCTTCAACACGGCGTTGATGTGGCGGGCCAGGTACTGCGAGGGCTGCACCAGTTCCCGCTCGTACCGGGCTGGCGAGATGGTCGTCGCCGCCTCCAGCTGCGCGGCCAGGCCATCGGCCACAGACCAGAAGCCAGCTCCGTAGATGGTGGTCATGGTGGGGCCCTTCAATGTCGAGCGGGTGACCCCCTGCTCCAGCCATTGGGCTGCTTGCCGCTGGTGATGGGGCGGCCCTGCCTCCAGGTCCAGCCGGAGGCGATGCACCACCCGTTCCGCCATCAGCCCGTAGAGATCGGCCGGCGTGTCCCCGGTCAGCCGGGTCATGGCCCCCAGCTTCCCGTCCCTGGTCAGGGCGGCCAGGATCGCCATGCCGGAGGCGTGCTGGTCGAGGCGCACCGGGCAGCCGATCGGCACCCGCGGATCCACCAGCCATTGACGCACGGCACGGCAGACCTGCAGGAACTGCCATGGATCCTTGGCATCACGCCATAGATCAACTCGATCCAGTGGGTGCTCGGCCGCGGCGGTGAGCAGATCGAGGTTCTCTTTCCCCCAGGCCAACCTCTCGGCCCAGGTTCCCCGTTCTCCCCAGTGGCCGGCCGCAGCCTTCAGCAACCACTCGAAGCCCTCCTCACCCGCCGGCTCCCCCTGCAGTTCGATGGCCGCCTTCTCCCAGTCGGGCCCCTGGTGGGTGGCCTCCCGGTTGGAGGTGTAGATGCGGCCGCGCCAATCCAGCTCGTAGGCGAACCAGCAGGGCTGCCCCTCCAGCTCCTTCAGGGCCGCGATGCTGCGCTGCACCTTCAGCCTCAGCGGTGCGTTCTGCTGCCGGTCGATGCGGGCTTCCATGGCCGCTGCGTACCACTCCCGCATGCCTGCCTTGCCAACCTTCTCGGTGGGCCGCGGCGGGGCCTCCAGTGGCTCACGCTTCACCGGGAACACGTCGATGCCGCAGTCCCATGCCTCCTGCTGGATGGCCACCATCGAGGGGTTCACCACCATCTGTTGAACCTGCAGCTGGTTCACCGTTGCCATCTGCAGCGGGATTGCGGCGGCCTCCAGGTGCGGGGCACGCACCACCAGCGGCTTGGTGTTGCCCAGGTGCCCACCACCATGGAGATCGGACCATGGCCGTGGCTGCTCCAGCATCGGTAGCCGCTTGGTCGGCAGCTGGCGCACTGGCGTTGCCTTGATGACCGCCAGGGCCTCGGCCGAGGGTTTCACATCCACTACGGGGCGACCCTTCCGCTGCCGGCCGACCAGTTGCACCAGCCCGGTGGTGCCCGCCACCAGATCGAGCAGCAGGGCCCCCACCTCAAACCGATCCTGCACCGACCATTTGCCAGGCTCAATGTGCATCGTCTTGAGCAGCCGGGGATCGGTGATCTCCCTGGTCGTGTACCTGCGCTTCTTCAGCCTCAGGGGTCCCGATCGCTTCTCCTTGAGGGTGGCGCCGCGGACCTCGCGCTCCAGGGCGGTGCCGATGGCCAGGGCCAGCCGGCGGTGGCTGCGGGTCTGGCTGATCCCGTCGATGACCAGGGGCAGGGCCACGCTGACAATCGCCGCCGGCCCGCCACGGCCCGCCAGATGCAGCAGCAGAGGCAAGGCGCAGTAATGGGGGCCAGCCAAGCCGGGTCTGGCGGCCCACTTGGCCAGCAGCAGCTCCAGGGCATCACGCACCGGCTCACCGTGCTGGCGAACCATTGCACCCCCGTATGGGGTTCGAGATTCCTGGGCCCCAGATCGGAGGCGCTGGTGTTGTGCGCGGCTCGACTCTTGGGCCCTGATTTCCTGTGCTTTCTCCCGCATCAGCTGGTCGGCGGACCGATCCGGCATGCAGACCTCCAGTTGCAGACTGGTGCAGACCTGAGATTTCTACTGCACCTCTGCAGAGGGTGGCATGCAGACCAGGAACTCAGTTGTCGCAGATGGTCTGCACAGATGCAAAGGGGCCTAGCGGATTATGAGCCCGCTGCTTTCCCAGATAGCTAGACCCCCTGGCCTGTAGCCGCAGCCATTGTAAAGGCCCGGTGCCCGCCGTGGCCTGCATCAAAACGTGCAGACCGCAGCAGACCCGGACCCAAAAACGTGGCCGGTGGACGCATCCGCTTTTACGGATCCTCCAGGGCGGTGACGCAGCTGGCCAGCGCATCGGTCCCCAGGTGCATGTATCGCTGCACCGCTGCAAGGCTGGACCAGCCTCCCCAGGCCATCAGCACCCCCTGGCTCACCCCCTTGCTGGCCAGCTTTGAGGCGCAGGTATGGCGGCAGGTGTGGATCCCCAGGGCAGGGTCATCCGCCATGCCGATGGCCCCCTTAGCCCTGGTGAACAGGTTGGCGTACTGGTTGTAGCTGTATGGCCAGACCCGGTGATGCCGCACCGCCGGCATGTGTGACCGGATCGCATCCTGGGCTCGCTTGGTCAGCGGTACTGATCGCACCTTGTTGGTTTTGGTCTGGGAGAACGTGACACGGTTGGCCTCTAGGTCCACATCACCGCCGGTCAACTTCTCGGCCTCCCCCCAGCGGCAGCCGGTTTCCAGCAGCCACACCAACAGATCGGCGGCCACCGGCTGGCCCACCCCGGCGAAGAATTGGCACATCCTGTCTCGCTCCTGGTCCTCGATCACCCTGTCCTTGAGGTTCTGGAGCTTCAACTGCTTGGGCAGCCGCGGGGCGTCGGCCAGGAACCCGTGGAGGATCGCATCGCTCTGCATCGCCTTGAGGGCTGACACCTTCTTGTTGACGGTGGCCGGCTGGTTCCCCTGCCGGATCAGCTCCTGCCGCCAGGTTTCCACCAGCGGAGCATTGATCGCTGCCAACTGGGTGGAGGGGCCGAACCAATCCACAATTTTCTGGCTGTAGATGGCCGCAGTGCGCTCGTAGGCGCTGCCCCGCCACCGGATCCGCAGCGACAGGGTGCGGGCCTCCTGGAGGGTGAAACTGACCGGCCCTAGAGCCTTGATGGCGGCCTCTGCTCTGGCTGGCGTGGTGGCCGCTGTTTTCAGCCGCTTGCGAAGCTCCACCAGGGCCGCGGCGGCCTCCCGCTCGGTGGATCGCAAGGCGGTGAGGCGCTGGCCTCCCTGGGCGACATCAGCTACCCACCCCCGTGGGGTCTGCCGGATGCTGCCTGCTGGTGCTGTGGTGATGGTGGTCATTGGGTGTCGGGTGATGGTGGTGGACAGGCGTTAGCTGGTCCGCAACTGCCGCATCAGGGCGATTCCCTTCGGGGTGAGGGCGACGAGGTTCCGCCGCCCCTCGTCGGGGTCTGGGTAGGTGGTCAGGAGTCCGAGGCCTGGTCTTCCCTTTCGGTGCTCGGCTCCGAGGGCGTTGGCGGTGCGGGACACGCTGCTGTTGTTGAGATTGAGGGCGTCCTGCAACTGCCTGTAGGTGCAGCGTCCCCCGAGGCGTCCGACCTCGATGAACAGTCGGAAATGGTGGAGGGGGACGGCGGTGGGGTCGTCGTGGTGAGCAGCGAACGCATCCGCCGCCGCCGCCAGCTGAGCCAAATCCATAGGTCGTGCGCTGGGGATACCCACCTAGGAACCTGCCTAGGTGGGTTGTACCCCTGCAATGTAAGCCGCTGAACCAGGTTCTCCTCCATCACCTGCAAAGCCTCTGCTGCGTGCTGCAGCTCAAGCTCTGCAGCGGTGAGCCGGTCTTCCTGAAACCGCATCTGCAGCAGCATCGCCCGCTGCCCTTCGAGCGCTGGATGCCGCGTCAGACAGGCGTCGATCCCGTCGTTGTAAAGCAGCTCCAGGGCATCGGCCAGGAACTCATAGGGAAAAAGGAACTTCATGTTGTCCATTCGGTTAGTTGTGGGATTTGTAATCCGTGAGAAAGAAGGGCCTCCCCTTCAGTAGTTAGCCTCCACTGATACCCGCGGCGGTGAGGATGAGCGCGATGCTCAATCAGCCGAAACGGGCTGCACCGCTCAGTTTTCCCCCCGCCGGCCTGGTCGTAGAACGCCGACCGACCGGAGAGAAACAGCAGGGCCCGATGGCAGTGAGCCCGACCCATGCCGGTGGCCTCAGCCAGGCCGGTGATGTGGTCGCAGCCCCCCGCAATCAAGAGCAGCACTTCCAGCTCGCTGGCGCGGATCCCGTGGCCTGCTGCTGATGCAGCACGGCGGCAGGAGCCCACCACTTGGGCCAGCCGTGTGGCGGTGTTGTCTGTGTTGTCGCTGGTCATGTCGTCTCGATCCGGCGGAGTTTCCTGATGGCGTCCTCCATGCGGTCGATCGCCATGCGGGCCTCGACCCATGGCCGTTCCCTCCCCAACGAGGCGGCCGGGGTTGCTGGGCTCTGGGTCTTCAGGTACTCCCTGAGAACGGGAAGATGGGCCTCGGCCAGGCGCCGCAGTGCGCGGGCCTGTAGCCGGCTAAAGCCGGGGTCCCAGGCCATCAGTTCCCCCCGGTAAAGCGTATAAAATCGGTCACCCCTAGGTCCTCCAGGGCAACCGCTCCCACTTCCTCACGGGAGTGGAAGGTGGCTAGGCCATCCGGTTCGTAGTCCTCGCTCTGGTCCTCGATGACCTCAGCGCCGGCATCCTCCAGCTGATCAACGGCATGGCTCCAGCTGTCAGCCGTTACCACGATGTGGGCATACCGCCCTGTGGCATCGGCGCAGAGTGCGACATAAAGGCGGCCAGTGGCCGCGGGTTCCTCGGTGAACGTGGGCATGGTGTCGGGTGAGTTGTTGAACAGGCGCAGCGGTGAGCGCTGCAGGGTGGCCGCGGGTTCCCCCAGGGCCACGGTGCAACGGTCGATCAGTAGCCGTCGGCGTATGGCGGCATGTCGTAGGGGTCTGGCTCCACGCGGGCCCAGTCCTCCCGCTCATCGGCGCAGCCATCGCATAGGTGAGCCTTGAACCGTGGCTGCCAATCAGCCCCCAGGGGCCAGCGATTGAGCCAGGCGGTCGGGGAATCCCCGTGGACGTTCACGCAGTCAGTACAGGGCCGCGGCGTGGTGGTGCTGCTCATACCCACTCCCCCACGATGCAGGAGCCCAGCCGCACGGCCGCGGCGAGGCGTTCCCCGTGGGCGATGGCGTCCCGCTCGTTGTAGTGCCAGCTGCAATCGTTGCCGACTAAACACCCCCATGCGGCGTGCTTGATGCTCCACCAGACCACGGCCACGGGCGCCGCTTGTGCTGTCGTTGTCATTGGTTCCTTGGTGTCGGGTGATGGCAGCGGGTGAGCGCTGCAGGGGGCCCGAGGCGATGCCAGGGGCCCGGTGCAGCGGTCAGGCTTCCGGGTCGTGAAGCTCGGTTAGCCAGTGGTATCCCTCCCGGCTGGTGCCCACGCCGGCCAGGGTGAAAGCGAACCCGGCGGAGTTGTTGGCCTCGAGCTTGGCCAGGCACGCCAGGGCGGCGCGGTGGTGTTCCTGGAGATCGGCCAGCCCCTCACAGGGCAGGACCGCTCGATAGGTGGTGTCGGCATCCCGGCGAAGGGTGGCCACGATCCGGGGCGGGCTGGTATCTGTCCAGCCCTTGTAAGTGGTGACGATCACCAGCCCCCGCGGGAGGGTGTACGGGTCCGCCTGCGGTAGGCGCAGGGTGTGCGGATTGCGGGCCATCAGCGGGCCTCCGTGTAGGAGTCAAACCACGGGCCTACGCGACGGGTAATCGCGTTTGCCTTGGCGCTGGTGGCGGTGCTGCTGCTGGTTTCGGGGTCGCTGCAGTGGGCCTGCGCTGCCTCCAGGGTCAGGCCCCGGTAAATCACCCGGCCGCGGCCGGGCTTGTTGAAATAGTTGCGGATGATGCTGTAGGCCATGAGTGGTAGGGGGTAGGTGGCTGCCGATGGCAGCAGGGAAGCCCCGCGGGGCCTCCGTGCTGTCGTCAAGCGGGGATGATGCGGCGGCCTTCGAGGCGCCATCGGCGGGGCTGCTGGGGCGCCTGCTTGCTGGCCTCGTTGCGGCCATACAGCCAGCCGCGGCCCTTGCATCCGAAACAGGCCCCGTCGGCGATGTGCTGGAAGTGCGGGAGATGGCCGGTCCCGTTACATCCCCATGGGCAGGGGTAGGCGCGGCGGCTACCGGGCCATGGGTTGGGCGCCAGCGGTCGCCACCAGCTGGGCCGGTCCTCGGCATGCAGCTGCCACACCGGATCTGTGGTGGTGGTCATCGGATTGAGGGGGTGTCGGGTGAGTGGGTGCCTAGGGGCTCACTAGGAGCCACCTAGGCAGGTGGTGCGGGTATCAGCCAGCAGGCTGGAAGGCGTCAACAGCAGCGGCCATCACGGCGGCGCCTAAGAGGCAGCCGGCCTCGACTGTCCAGACCTTCGCCTGATAAATCGGCAAGTAACCGGTGCCGCCTTGAAATAGTTTTAGATTGGCGCTGATTGAAAGGATCCAACCTTCACTAGAACCATGGCGCAGCGCTACTGCTAGAGCTGGATCATGGCCAGCCATTACACAACCGTTTGACGGGCCAATGCTGCTCAGCCAATAGATTTCATTGCCGTCGATTTCGTAACCGTATTCAGTTTTCAGGTTTTGATCAAACCAGTCGAGCAGGGAAACTCTCACATCTGCCAGGGCTGCGGCCCAACGCCGGTTGACGTTGATAGTCGGCAGGGATGGCCGCAGAAGGACTGCCGGTCGTGTTGCTGTAGCGGTTGCGGTCGGCATGGCGACAGGTGGTAGGTGGGTAGGCGGTGGGCAGGCCTCAGGCCAGGGCCAGCACAGCCAGCAGATCGGCACGGCGGCCACTGCGGGCTAGGGCACGGTGACCAGCAGCACGGGCCAGCTGACGCAGCTGCACCACGGTCAGGGCGGCCGCAGGCGTCGCCACTGCAACGGGCAGGCCGGCGACATGAGTCCGGTCCGGAACCATGGGCGCCGCTGATGCCACGGCTGCCGGTGCTGCCGGTGCTGGCCTGTAGCCGGCCACGGTCAGCGCCAACGCCACCAGGGGCACGGCAGCGGCGCGGGCCAGGCGGCCGATGGCAACCGCGGCGATCGCGGCGGCCTCAATGGGGTGGGTTTTCATTGGTGGTAGGTCGGTAGGCTCCCCAAATATACACAGGTGGAATGGTTGCGGGGGGCGGGCTTTCCCATGCTGTCATAAAACGTAACAAAAGGGGGTTGACGGATGGCCACGATTGGCCCCGGCGGCAACAGGCCGAGCCCGCAGCGGATGTTCAATCCGCCGAGGCCTCCTGCAGCACGGTCAGCCTGCCCCGGCTGCTGCCGATGGCCCAGCGGCCGCAGCCTGCTGGGGTGGATCGGCACCCCCGGCAGGGGGGGCTGGCGCGCCGAGCGCTTGAGGGGTCCCCCCGACCAAATGCGCCATATTTTTCGGGCTGCCCTGGGTGCGTTGGTCCACAGGGCTGCAGCGGTTGCAGTGGATCCGGTTGTCGGTGGGATGGTGTCTTGTACGGCTTCGCCCCACAGCGCCCCTGAACAGCCCGCCTCGCCGGCGGGGCATCCCGGCTGCGCTTCGCTCCGCCGTGATTCACACGAGGGAAGGGGGATGCGTGTGTTCAGGGGGATGGGGA